AGAAGGTCAAGCAGATTGTGAAGGAGTCGGCGTAATGCACCTCGAACCGATTGCGGCGTTGCTCGAGCAGGAAGGCATCGGCACGCGCGCGAAAACGATTTTCATCAACACCATGCGCCTTGAGGATACGGGCATCCTGCTCAAGCCCGACTACAAGGGCACGGCGATCGACCCGGAGCTGCCGGGCTACTTCAAGGGCAGCTTCGCACTGGTCGTGCGCGCGAAGAGCTACGCGGCGGGTGCGGCGCTCATCAAGCGGGCAATGGACGTGCTCTGGATCGAGCAGGAGACGGAGCTTGCCGACGGGATGCTGGTGAAGTGGTGCCGCGCGCGCACGCTGCCGATCAACTACCCGGTGCCTGCCTCCGGGGTCACCGAGTTCGTGGCTAACATTGACTGTTGCTATGTCGAGCCTGTATAGTTAAGTTACGAGTTACTTACCGTAGCTTGGACCTCTTTGCAAAGGAGTTTTGAGTGGCAAGCGATACAAAGAACGTAAAGATGGGCGTCTGCCTGGTCTATTACAAGGGCGTGGATCTGGGCTACACCCAGGGCGGCGTCCAAGTGACCGTGACCACGGAAACGCACAAGACGAACGTGGACCAGTTCGGCAAGACCACCGTCAACGAGCAGATCATGAGCCGTGACGTGTCGGTGAAGGTGCCCTTGGCGGAAACCACGCTGGAAAACCTCGTCACGACCATGCCGGGCGCGACGATCAGTGGCACGGGCTCGGACAAGAAGGCGATCGTCACGACCGGCGTGGGCGTGTCCCTGCTCGATCTGGCGGGCGAACTGCGTCTGCACCCGAAGGGCATCCCGGCCGACGACTACAGCGAGGACTTCGTGATCCCGCTGGCGGCGACCTCGGGCGGCCTGAACTTCGCCTACGAAGTCGAAAAGGAACGCATCTTCGACGTGACCTTCCAGGGCTACCCGGACCCGGCCACCGAAGAGCTGTTCCAGATCGGCGGCGCGCCGACGCCGTAAGAAAAAGTTACGCGTTACTGACCAAGGCCGGCGAAACGCCGGCCTGCCTACATCGGATACCCATCATGAGCAACGTGAAAGTCCTGAATCTCGACACTCTGCCGACCAGCGCGCCGCAGCGCGTGGTGACCATCGGCGGCGTCGAATACCCGGTGAAAGAGATGGACGTCGAGGGCTTCATCGAGACGAACCTCGCCGCCGACCGCCTGAAGGATCAAACCGACCCGAAGGTGCAGATCGAGGAAATGATCGCTTCGATCAAGCGCGCGGTGGAGATCCCCGACGCGGTGCTGAAAAAGCTTTCGCTGGAAAAGCTCGGCGTGCTGGTCGCCTTCCTGCGCGGTCTGTTCGACCCCGACAAGAAGGACGTCGAGGGCGCCGAAGGCGGAGAAGCTGAAAAAAACTGACGCCGCCGGGTGAGGAGAAAGAGCAGGAGCTCGACTTTAGTCTGCTCTTCACCCGGGTTCAGCGGCATTACCGCATGACGTATTGGGAAGTGATGAGACTTCCCATTCGCGCTTTCTGGACCCTGAACCGCAACATCAACCGGCTGCTCGCGGAAGAAGACCTCCGCGCCCTGATGCTGCACACGGCCCGCCAAAGCCGAGAGGGCGCGCAGGGCCATGAAACCAAGCTCCGAGCCGAGCTCTATCAGACGGAAGAGAAGCGATTCGATCCGCTGAACGAGGAAAGAGACGAAACGGGCTTCGCGGAGCTTAAGGCGATGGTGGCCCGTCCGACAAAGTGACACAGGACGAAGATGGCAAGCAACCTCGAAAACATTGGCTACAACCTGATTCTTGACGACTCGGGTTTTCGCGTCACGGCTCAATCGACCGCCGCCCAGCTGAAGGCGCTCGAAGCGCAGTTCGCGACCACGGGCCAGGGCGTGAAGGCCATCGAGGCGAAGATCAACTCGGCCGGGGTTGCTTTCCATCAGTGGGTCACCACCATCGGCGCGGTCAAGTTCGCGCTGATGGACATCGATAGCGTGTTCCTCTCGCTGCCGCGCTCGATCATGGACACCGCGGGCGAGCTGGAGAAGCTCACCACCGTCCTCAAGGGCCTCTCAACTGCTGCGACCGACGCCGGCCGTAACGCCGACGCCGCGCTCGGCAAGCAGTTCATCCTGAACCTCGAACAGAACGCGCCGTTCAAGCTCGGTGCGCTCACGGACGCGTTCGTCAAATTCAAGACGGTCGGTATCGACCCCACGAAGGGGTCGCTGGAAGCGCTCGTCAATCAGGTTGCCAAATACGGCGGCGGGTCCGAGCAGCTGAAGAGTGCGTCGCTCGCGATTCAGCAGATGGCGGGCAAGGGCACCGTCTCGCTGCAAGAGCTGCGCCTGCAGCTGTCGCAGGCGATTCCGAATGCCGCACAGGCAATGGCGACCGGCATGGGCATGTCGATGGCCGCGCTCACCAAGGCGATCAGCACGGGCTCCGTGCAGTCGGCGGGCGCCATCAACAAGATGCTCGCGGTGTTTCAGAACGACTCGATGGGGGCGGCCGCGCAGCAGATGCGCACCTGGCAGGGCGAAATCGAAAAGCTGAACGTGCGCTGGGAGCTTTTCAAGAACGACGTCGCCGAAGCTGGCATGTTCGACGCCGCGAAGGCCGAGCTCGAAGAGCTCATGAAGCTCTTCGGCACGCCGCAGGCAAAAGCGTGGGCGACCGACCTGTCCGCTTCGTTCACGACCCTCATCGGCCTCTTTCACAGTGGCCGGGAGGCGCTCACTGAATACCTTCCGCAGTTGGTGACGCTCGGCAAGGTGCTGCTCGCAGTGTTCGGCACGAACATGGTCGGGAACTTCCTGGCCGGCATGCGCAATGCGCTCGTGGGCATGAACGCATCGTGGCGCGAATACGCCGCCAACGCGATCATCGCTCAGGATGCGGTCGCGGCCAAGCAGCTGACGGTCACCGAGCAGATCCTCGCCGCTGACGCGCAGCGCCGCGCGAGCATCGCGCAGGAAAGCGAAATCCGGCAGGAAGCGCTCGCCAAAGAGATCGGCGACAACCAGAAGCTCATTGCGGCCAACGCCGAGCGCTATGCCGCCGCCGACGCCGCGCGTCACGAGGAGTATGCGAAGGAAGTCGCCAACAATGAGGCGGTTCTCGCGCAGAAGATTGCGCTCTTCGAGGAGCTGCAGGCGCGCGAAGTCGCCGCCACGCAGTTCGTTGTCGCCGAGCAATACAAGCGCGCCCAGATGGGCATGGCGAGCAACGCTGCGACCGCCGCCGAATACGCCGCGCAAGACGCCTATACCGCCAAGCTGGAACAGCGCCTCGCCTCGATGCGCGCGGAGATCGCGCTGCTCGAGCAGGAGACGGTCGCCATCCTCACGCGCAACAATGCGCTCAAGCAGGCGATCGCGCTCGAGACGGAAGCGATCGTGGCGACCAACGGGCTGACCGCGGCCACCAGCGCTGAAAACGCCGCGCTGGTTGCGAAAAACGCCGCGCTTGCGACTGCAATCACCGCCGAGCAGGCGGCCGTCGCCAATATGGCCGAGATGACGCGCGGCGCGGCGATGCTCGAGTCCGGCATCATGAAGCTCAAGTTTGCCTTCAACGCGATGGGCGGCTGGATCACGGTCGTATCGGCCGCGATCATTGCCGGCATTGCGCTGTGGGAAAAGTATCGCGACACCGCCGCGCAGGCCGCGCGCGCCGCCGTCTCGGCTGCGACGCTCAACAAGGCGATGCAGCAAAACAAGGTCACGCAGGGCCAGATCGACGACGCGGACTCGGGCATCAAGAACAAGAAGGCCGAGATCGGCAACATCGACACGCAAATCTCGATGCGCAAGTCGGGGCTGGACGAGCAAGGCAACTGGGTCGGCCGGGTGGGAGACGACGACCCCGAGATCAAGGCGCTGAAAGCCAAGCGCCAGGCATTGCAGGGCGAGGTGAACAGCCTCTCGGACGTGCGCAAGCAGGCGCAGAGCTCGCTCGACAAGGCGAATTCGGTGCTGGAGAGCCACGCTTACGCGCAAGGGCTCCAGGAAAAGTCCGACGAGGAGCTGCGCACGCTGTCGGCTGCGCGTGCGAAGCGCATCGCCGACATTCAAGACGATTTCAAGGATCGCCTGAAGACGGTCAAGGTCGGCTCCGACCAGGAGAAGGCGATCCTGCAGCAGCAGGCCGACCAGTTGAAGGCGGTCGAGGTGGACATCACCGCGCAGCGCGTGGCAACGCTCACGCAACGCCGCGACGCGATCAACGATCAGATCAAGAAGGGCTTCGTCGGCAAGGATGCGCAGGCCCAGATGGCTGCGGCCGCGACCGAGCAAAAGCGCCTGAACGACGAGATTTCGCAGGCGCAGTCGAGCATCGACGCGCTCAACGCGCCCAACCAGATCGGCACGAAGGGTAAGAAGACCGGCAGCGCGAAGCCGCCGACGGACCTCTTTGCCAAGAAGAACGCCGACATCAGGTCGCAGCTCGAGCAGGCGAAGGCGCAGCTCGCCCAGATCGTCTCGGGCGCCTCCGAATACGACCAGATCCGCACGCAGGCTGAAGCGAAGATCCGCGCGCTCTGGGAAAACGGCGAACTCGACACGAAGGGTCACGGTAAGGATGCGAAGAACACCCGGCCGGACTTCAACGGCTCCAAGGTGCAAGGGCTCATCGACGACGAGACGATGCTCCAAATCACGGAGAACGCCAAGCAGCAGATGGAGTCGCTCAAGGGCAAGCTTGCGCCGCTCGCCGAGCAGTATCAGGAAAGCATCACCAAGCTGATGAACGGCGACGTCACGACGCCCGACTCGGACTCGAACAACGGACGCGGCGCAATCAAGTTCCTCGAAAAGCTCGCCACCAAGTCGACCGAAGCGGCCAAGGAGATCGCGCCGATCGTCGACTACATGAAGCGGGTCCAGCTCGCGGCCGACCAAATCGACCTCGTGAACTTCACGCGCGACATCGTGAAGAAGGACCAGGAGACGCAGGCGGCGCTCATCGAGAACGCGCGGGACCGCCTCAACGCGCAGATCGCGCTTGAGAACGACGCGTGGGAGAAGGCGGCCAAGGCGCGGCTCGACAAGGTGAAGGCCGACGGCAAAGACCCTTCGCAGGAAGAGGGGCTGATCGCCGCCGCGCGTGTCACGCGCGACCTGGACAACATGAGGAAGCTGCGCACGCCGATGCAGCAGCTTGCGATCGACTGGCAGGACACGACCGAACAGATGCGCAAGAAGACGACCTCGTGGTCCGAGTCCACGATCGACGCCTTCGTGAACGTCGCCAAGACCGGCAAGCTCAACTTCGGCAACCTGCTCGAAACCATCGGCACCGACATTCTGCGCATTGGCCTGCAGAAGTCGATGGGCGGCGGCCTGCAGCAGCTTTTCGACGGCCTCACCAATAAGGTGACGGGCGCGTTCGGGGGCAACGGCAAGAGCGATGCGGCGTCTGCCGCCGGCGAGGGTGTCGCGGGCGCGCTGCCGGCGTTTATTAAGGGTCCGCTCGAAAAGGTGGGTGACCTCTTCACGTCGCTCTTTGGCTCGGGTGAGAAATACAGCACGACGCTCGAAGACAACGTGAAGAACCTGATCGTCGGCCAGACGACTCAGACGAGCACGCAGAACTCTCTGGTCACGCTCGGCCAGGCGGCGCAATACGTCGCGGCCGCGCTCGCCTCGATCCAGGCGACCTCGGGCGGTGGCGGCGGTGGTATCGGCGGGGCGCTCGGCTCGATCGCGGGCGCGCTCGCGTCCGCCTACTTCGGCGGCTCGGCCACGGCCACCGACGGCATGCTCGCGCAGACCGCCTCGATGCAGTCCTCGAGCACACTCATGGGCGTGCAGGGCGGCACCAACACGCTCGGCAACTGGAACTACACCGGCGGCCAGATGAGCAACCAGTATGCATTCGCGGACGGCGGGATCATGACCCAGCTGGGACCGCTCGCGCTGCGCAAGTATGCCAACGGCGGCATCGCCAACAGCCCGCAGGTCGCGGTCTATGGCGAAGGCAGCATGAACGAGGCGTTCGTGCCGCTGCCCGATGGCCGCAGCATTCCCGTGACGATTACCGGCGGCCAACAGCAGCAGAGCGGCGCGGCCGCAGGCGCCGGCGGCGTGACGGTCAACGTCATCAACCAGACCGGCCAGTCGGTGTCGGCGCAGCAGCAGGGCCAGCCCCGCTTTGACGGCAAGTCGATGATCCTCGACGTCGTGCTGACCGCCGCCAGCCAGCCGGGCTCCTTCCGCGACGGACTCAAAGGCGCACTTCGATGAGCTACACGACACTTCCGCACAACGACCTGCTGGACTCGAGCAAATTCCAGCAGGAGAAAGAGAACCCCGCGATGGCCTCCAAGATGGACGGAGGCTACGTGGTCACGCGCCCGAAGCACACGCGAAAACCCCGGCGCACGTTCACCTGCGGCTTCACCGACTTCACCGACGCGCAGCGCGCCGACATCGACGCGCACTTCGACGCGATGCACGGCGGCAGCGCGATCTTCTACTTCGTCCACCCGGTGAGCAAGGAGACGGTCTACGTGCGCTTCTCGACCGACTCCACGCTGCAGTGGTCGTATTCCGGCTCCGGGCGCATGCCGCTCTGGAGCGTCACTTTCAAACTCGAAGAGGCGTAAATGCCAAACCTGATTTCCGTTGCGAGCATCATCGAGAAGAACAAGATCGGCTCGGACGTCCCGTATCTCGCCTTCATCGACGTAGGCGTGATCGACCCGACCACGGGCGACGTGTCCGAGACGCTCTACTACGTGAACAACACCGAGGCGGTGGTCCGGCAGGGCATCACGTATTCGCCCATGCAGTTCTCGCTGGAGCTCAAGACACAAGCGGGCGCCGCGCCCCAGATCACCGTGTCGCTCATCGACTACACGCGCGCGGTGATCGAGAAGATGAACAACTACGGCGGCGGCACCGACTTCCCGGTGACAATTCGCGTGTGCCAAACGGGTGGGCTGAACGACACGCCCGATGTCGAGGAGCACTTCGTCATCACGCAAGGCGCGGTGGACAACTACGTCGTCACCTGGACGCTTGGCGCCGAGAACGCGCTCACCAAGCAGTTCCCGCGCCGGCTGCAACGGCGGGACTTCTGCCAGTGGGTTTACAAGGACGGGCGCACCTGTCGCTACAACGGCTCGCTTGCATCCTGTGACCGCACGCTTGCCGGACCACTCGGCTGCCGCGCGCACAACAACGTAATCAACTTCGGCGGCTCGCCGAATCTGGTTTCAAGCAACCTCGTTGTCGCGTAAAATGGATAAGTCACCCATTACATATGTTGACCTGATCGGGACACCCTTTCGGCGCGGCGCGCGCGGGCCAGACGAGTTCGATTGCTACGGCCTCGTCAAGTTTCTGATCGAGCGCGCCACGGGCCGCGAAGTGCCGGATTACCAGAGCCCGACGGACAGCGGCGCGACGCACGCGCTAATGATTACCTCGCGCGAGTTCTGGCACCGGCTGCCCGGCCAGCAGGTCGGCTCGATGGTGTTCTTCCGGATCGGCCGTGAGGTCTGTCATGTCGGATATGTAATAAGTAACGGGTTATTCATTCACGCGTGGGAGCCATCGGGCGGCGTAACGATCGAGCGGCTCTCGGAGTGGGAAAAACGGATCGACGGGTTCTATGAATACATCGAAGGCTAAGGCGGCACCGCAATTCATCAAGGTTCGACGGATCACCAACCCGTTCGAGCCGATGCGCGACGTGCGCGAAGAGCAATGGAAGTGGCGCAAGACCTACACGCTTGATCGCTACCTGCCGCTGGTCGAGGCAGCCGACTGCGTGGTGTCGCTCAACGGCCGCGCGATCGAGCGCGAGAAGTTCGCCAAGACTCGCCTGCAGCCGAACGATTTCATTGTGATCTGCCCGGTGCCGCGCGGCGGTGGCGGCAAGGGCATCTTCCGTATCGTCGGGATGATCGCCATCGCGGTCGCCTCGGTCTACACGGGCGGGCTCGCCGCGATGGCCTATACCGGGGCGGCAACAGTGGGCGCCGCGACCGCGACGATGGGCGGGATGATGGCGATGGCCGCGGCCTCGGCTGCCGTGACGATCGCAGGCTCGATGCTGCTCAATGCGATCCTGCCGCCGGCGGTGCCTACTGTCTCGACCGGCAGCGGCCTGGCCGCGAGCTCGACCTATGGTGTCGATGGCGCGAAGAACACTGCCGACGAGATGCTGCCGAACCCGGTGGTCTACGGCAACTTCCGCATGGCCGGCAACGTGATCGGCGTGCATACCGAGGCTGCCGGCAACAGCCAGATCCTCTACATGCTCATTAATGCCGGGGAGGGGCCGATTGCGTCCATCTCCGACATCAAGATCAACGACCGCGCCCTCTCCGAATACACGGAAGTTTCGGTGCAAACGCGCCTGGGCGACGCGCAGCAAACGCCGATCGACTGGTTCAGCTCTGTCATCACGCCCTATTCGAAGCAGTTGAAGCTCCCGGCCGACGGCACCTACCTCAATTTCACGACGCAGGGCAACGTCGAGGCGGTGCGCCTCGACTTCAACTTCCCCTCGGGCCTCTTCTCGGTCAACACGAAGAACGGCGACATCCAGAACAACTCGGTGGCGCTCGAAGCCGACTACCGGGTGGCGGGAAGCAACTCTGCGTGGACGCCATTCTCGGCATCGGCCCCGCGCTACGTCACCGCGCGCGTGCAGCCGATCACGAATGTCGGCGTGGGTAACGTGCCCGGCGCGCTCTACGATGGGATGACCTACCAGTTCGACGGCACGCAGGTCATCACGGACCTCAACATCACGACCAACGACGGCCAGGTGCTCGACACCGTGCGCGCCGCGGTGATGGCGAAATTCGGCAGCTACGTGGGCCAGCAAGTGAGCGAGTGGCCGGTCGCACAGGCGGGCGCGGTGAGCATGACCGTGAGCATCCCGGCCGGCACCGCCGCGCTTGTCGTGACCGAAGCGCTGCGCTCGACTGCGCGGCGCACCTATCTCTCGCCGCAGCTGCAATCGGGCAAGTATGAAGTGCGCGTGCGGCGCAATCCGAACTACGTCGACTACTCGTCCAACTCGAGCGGCAAGAAGATTACGACCGACACGAGCACGACCGCCTCGTCGGACTGCTACCTCGGCGACCTGAACGAGGTCGTCTACGAAGGCGTCGGCTACAACCACACGGCGCTGCTCGCGATCCGCGTGAAGATGGACGACCAGATCAGCGGCGTGCCGACGGTCACCTTCAAGCACGGCGGGCGGGTCATTCCGACCTACACGCGCACCAACGGCGCGGTAAGCCAGATCAACCAGGCGAGCAACAATCCGGCATGGGTGTTGTGGGATGCCCTCACGCACTGGCGCTACGGCGGGGGCATCGACCCTAGCCGCCTGGACCGCTCGGCCTTCTTCGATCTGGCCGAACACTGCACGGCGAACAGCTTCACCTTCGACGGCGTGTTCGATACGAACATGAACATGTGGGACGCGTGCCAATACATCGCGCGCGCGGGCCACGCCCAGCTCGTGCCGGTCGGCACGCGCTACTCGGTCATCATCGAGCGCGCGTCGAACCCCGTGATGATGTTCGGCATGGGCAACATCGTCGAGGGCACGTTCAAGCAAAGCTGGATGAGCCGCACCGACCGCGCGACTGAGGTAGACGTCACCTTTTTCGACCAGGACGACGACTACAAGCAAAAGACCGTAAAGGTTGCCGACGCGTCCGCCGCGCTCGAAGGCCGCCCGCAGAACGCCGCGGCAATCACCGCCTACGGCGTGGTCGACATTCAGCGTGCATACAAAGAGGGCGCGCTCCAGCTCAACATCAACCGCTACCTCACGCAGACCTGTGAATGGCAGTCGCCGATCGAATCGATCGCGTGCGCGGCGGGCGATGTGGTGCTCGTGCAGCACGATCAGCCCGCATGGGCCGAGTCGGGACGTCTCGCGCCGGGCAGCACCTCCACCGTCATCAAGCTCGACAAGACGGTCACGATGGCCGCCGGCAAGAGCTACAAGCTCCTCATGCTCGCCAACACTGCCGTGCGCGGCACAGGCAGCGTGCGCTCGATTGGCGATCAGTTCATCGGCGTGCTGGGCACGCCCACGAACTACCGCGTGCGCCGCATCCGCAATTCGGCAGGCGTCGAAACGGGCGTGACCGCGGTTGTCTCCGATGGCGTCTATGTCGAATCGACCGCGGGCTTTGCCGTGGGGCAGGGCGTCACCTTCTACGACACGGACGTGATCGAGGATCACGATGTGATTCTGCGCACGGGCGACACCGACACGGTGACGCTTTCGAGCGGCCTGTCGTTTGTGCCGGACGCATTCACGAACTACATGTTCGGCGAGACGACGAAGGTCAAGAAGCCCTTCCGCATCACCGAAATCTCGCTTGGGTCGAGCGATATGCACCGCGCGATCAAGGCGCTCGAGTATATCGAGGCGGTCTATGACCTGTCGTCATACGACGAAGTGGCAACGGGCCTCACGCCGCCGGCGCTCGACCCCTCGCAGGCGGCGATCGGCGTCGTGCAAAGCCTGACCGCGTATGAGGAAACCTACGTGCAGGGCGCGCAGATCCTCTCGCAGGTGCGCACGACGTGGGCGCAGCCGGTCGCTGGCAACTACGCGGGCGCGAAGGTCTTCGTGCAGAAGAATGGCGGGGCATTCAACCTCGCGGGCACGGTCCGGGCCGACACGAGCTTCATCGTGCCGGGCGTGCAAAAGGGCGACCAGCTGACCATCAAGGCGCAGGCGTTCGACATCTGGGGCAAGGACTCGTCTTACGACCAGTCGCCGATGGTGAGCTACACGGTGATCGGCACGGTGACGGCGCTTTCGACCGCCGTCGTCTCGGGCGCCGATTACCTCTGGGCCGGGCGCGACTGCAAGCTCTTCTGGCGCTACAACTCGGTGACAGCCTCGTTCGAATTCGGCAGCGAGCCGAATGGCGCCGATTCGGGCGCGCGCGACCCGCACTTTCTCGACTACGAGATCCGCGTCTATGAGAAGCCCAACTACGGCACGAAGAACCAGAAGCTCCTGCGCACCGAGCACACGACGGACAACTCGTATATCTACACCTACGAGAAGAACTTCGCCGACGGCCTGCACCGGGAACTTGTGTTCGAGATCGCCGTGCGCGACCAGTTCGGCAACATCGGCAAGGCAGCCGTGCTCGACTGCTACAACCCGCCGCCGACCGTGCTGACGGCGTCCACCAGCGCGAATTTCGAGAGCATCACGCTCAGCTTCACGCACAGCGACGACACGGACTACGCCGGCGCGCGCATCATGCTGCGCTGGTCAGGCGACGTCGGCGCGCCGACTACGCCCGCCTACGACGGCCCGGACACGACCGTGCTGCTCTCGGGCCTGATGTTCAACGCGGACTACTACCTCACGATCATCCCGTATGACGCATTCGGGCTGGACAAGACGATTCCGTCCAACGAGATCCACGTCCACACGCCGTTTCTGGACGTAGAGGCGATCGCCGAGGGCGTTCTCAAGGACAGCCAGCTCATCCCGGCGCTGAAAACGCGCATCGATCTGGTGGACGCGCCCGAGTCGATCATCGGCTCGGTCAACCAGCGTCTCGCGGACGCCAAGTCGAAGCTCTCGGGCGACCTGACGGCTGCGATCTCGCAGGAACAGCAGCTCCGCCAGGGCGCGGACAACAGCATGGCCGCGCAGATCACGACGCTCGTGTCGGCAAGCAACGCCAATACCGCGGCGATCATCTCTGAGCAGACCGTCCGCACGACCGCCGACGCCGCGCTCTCGACGCGAATTGACACGCTCGCGGCGAACACCGGCAGCAACACGGCGGCAGTGCAGGCCGAGGCTACTGCGCGCACGAACGCCGACGCCGCGCTCGCGACGCAAATCAACACGGTCGCGGCCGCCTACGGGGTGGATGCGACGAACCTGTGCGCGAACCCGGTCGCAGCAGGCGGGCTAAACACCGGCTGGAGCTCGGTGACGGCCCTCGCGGGCACCGCCGGCGACGTGCCGCTTGGGGCGCCTGCCGCCTACGTGTTTCGCTCGAACATTCGAGACAACCCCTACTCGACACGCACGGTCAACGTCTCGGGCGGCCAGTCGCACTATCTGGAGATGCGCGCGGCGACCCCTGTGGCAGCCGTCAACATCTCGCTCGGGCTGAAGTGCTCGGGCGCCGGCAAGTCCGATACGTGGGTGTGGGCCGGGTCGCTCGCGGCGACTTCGACCTGGACGCGCCTCGCAGGCAACGTGACGATCCCCGATGGCTACACAAGCGCGCAGCTTTACGTGCTGATCGACTTCGGCGCGGGCGTGAACAACGACAAGAACCGCTGGTATTTCACGGACGTCGAGTGGCGGCCTGCCTCGCAAGTTCAGCCGGCGATGGCGGCGATCAGCGTCGAGCAGACCGCGCGCGCGAGTGCCGACGGGGCGCTTTCCACCCGCATCGATAGCGTGAACGCCTCGCTTGGCACGACCAACGCGAACGTGCAGACGGAAATCAACGCGCGCGTGTCGGGCGACAGTGCGAACGCGAGTTCCATCACGCAGATCAACTCGACGCTCGGCGGCCACACGGCCTCGATCAGCACGCAGCAGAGCTCGATCAACGGCCTGAACGCACAATATTCCGTCAAGATCGACAACAACGGCTTGGTGACGGGCTTTGGCCTCGCGAGCTACCCGATCAACGGCGGCATCGTGTCGGAGTTCGCCGTCCACGCGCAGCGCTTCTCGGTGTGGATTCCGGGTTACCCCGGCATTCAGCCGTTCACGATCGGCGTGGTCTACGGGCAGCCGCGCGTCATCATCAGCAACGCGCTGATCGGCGACGCCTCGATCGACAACGCCAAGATCGGCGACGCGCAGATCAACGGCGCGAAGATCGCTTACGCGGCGATCAACACCGCACACATCGGCGAGGCACAGATCGATACGCTGCGCATCGGCCAGAACGCCGTCACGACCGGCGTGTTCGCGCAAGGCGGCTCGAACCTCCAGGTGAGCTACTACTCGTCGGGCGGCTCCTGCACGATTCACTTCTCGGCGCCATTTTCGGCGGTCACCCTGTCTATCGACGGTGCGCAGCGCGCCAACTATGACACGGGCGGCGTCTCGGGCTACTACGCCGCCTATGTCGCGGGGTTCTACGTGGTTACGCTCGCGCCGGGCTGGCACACGATCAAGACCTCGGGCAACCAACTCGCTATTTTTGAGGCAAAACGATGAACGACATGACGCAAACCGCCTTTGTGATGGCGGACGCGACCGGCAAGATCACCCAGCGCATGAGCATGCCGCGCTGGATGGCTGAGCACCAGGCGCCGCCGGAGGGCGGCTGTCTCGTATTCGAAGACGGCGACCTCGACGCTGACTACGTGAAGGAGGGCGCAGTCGTGCCGCGGCCCGCCAACTCCGCGACGCTCTCGGGCGCGACGCTCGAAAACCTGCCGGTGCCGTGCACGGTGACGGTCGAAGGGGTCGAGCACGCATGCGAGGAGAGCACCGCCGAGCTCTCGTTCAGTCACCCGGGAACCTACCCGGTCACCGTGTCGGCCTGGCCGATGCTCGACGCCACGTTTGAGGTGATCCAGCCATGAAGATCCACACGAAGATCGATGTCGCGCCACGGCGCGCCGCCGACTACATGCCGATTGGCGAGCAGCTCGATGCGCTGATGAAGGGGTTCGCGGCGCTCCAGGAGGCGGGCATCGCGCTGCCGGCCGAGACGCTCGCATGGATCGAGCACTGCCAGTCCGTGAAAAACGCACACCCAAAGGCTTGATTAGATTGCCGGTAAGTAACCCGTGAGTTACAATCGGAGAGATAACAGTCTCTCCGACAAGGGTTCCTGCATGGCACAGCTCAAGCAAGTCTGCACCGTCACCAACGGCTCGCAGACGGTAACGGTGATCGGCGTGAATGTCGCCTACCGCATTCGCGCCAACAATATTTTCATGGTGTCGCCGGACCTCGTGCCCTACACGGTGGCCCAGGACGCAACCTTCGACGGCACGAACACGGTCGTCCAGCTCACGGGTGCCTATCAGGGTGCAACCGGCGCGATGGCGCAGGGCGCGTTCGTCACCGACTTCACGTCGCCGGACAATATTCCGCTGATCTCGCAGGGCGACGTCGGCACGGCTGCGGTCTGGACGAAGGCGATGTATCAGCTGCAGGACATGATCGGCAGCGTCACGCCGGCCGGCCTCACGGCCTTCATCGCCCAGATCAACGCCACGCAGGCGGCCGCGACCGCATCCCAAGCCGCCGCGCTCGCCAGCCAGAACGCGGCGAAGACCAGCGAAACGAATTCGAAGACGAGCGAAACGAACTCGGCCACTAGCAAGACGGCAGCACTCGCGTCGCAAAATGCCGCGAAGACGAGCGAAACGAATTCGAAGACCAGCGAAACGAACAGCGCCGCATCGGCCACCGCATCGGCGACGAGCGCAACGGCATCGGCTAATAGCGCGACGGCCTCGGCCGCCTCAAAGACGGCGGCCGCCACCAGCGAGGCAAATTCCTCGAGTTCGGCCGCCGCTGCCCTTGCTTCGAAAAACGCCGCCGCGACCAGCGAGACGAATAGCGCCGCGTCGGCCGCAGCGTCGCTCGCCAGCAAGAATGCCGCGGCGACCAGCGAAGCAAACGCCAAGACCAGCGAAACCAACGCGAAGACAAGCGAGACAAACGCCGCTTCCAGCAAGACGGCGGCGGCTGGCTCGGCCACGGCAGCGGCAAGTTCGGCGACGGCAGCCGCCGGCTCGGCAACCTCGGCCGCGGCTGACCGCGCGACGGTGCAGGGCATCCTGACGACCATGAATGCCCTCTATCTGGGCAACAAGGCGACGGCGCCCACGCTCGACAACAGCGGTAACCCGCTCGTGCAGGGCGCGGAATACTTCGACACGACCAAGCAGCTGCTCCGCGTCTACACCAGCACCGGCTGGAAAGACTACGACGCGGACGCCCAGACTCAGGCGGTGAATGCGACCGCCAGCGCGTCGGCTGCCGCCGGTAGCGCCTCTGGAGCCGCAACTTCCGCCGCGAACGCCCATACGAGCGAGGTGAATGCTGCGGCTTCCGCCGCAGCCGCGCTCGTCTCGCAAAATGCGGCAAAGACCAGCGAGACGAATTCGAAGACCTCGGAAACCAATTCGAAGACCTCCGAGACGAATTCGAAGACCAGCGAAACGAACTCCAAGGCCAGCGAAAATGCGGCCGCAGCCAGCGCCGCGCACGCCGACCAGGTGGCCTCCACGATCGGCAATCCAGTGTCGAAGAACGGCGACACGATGGCGGGCGACCTGTGGGTGGGCGACCCGGCATCGACGAGCGGCAAGACGCTTGGCACGAACTACCGGATGGGTATTGCGCGCAATTCGCCCGGCAACTACCCATATGCGGTGATTGCCAACGGCACACTGACTGTCGCGTCTCCGCCGGCGTCGCAAACGACGATCGGGAGCTTTTCGTTCCGATGGGCCTCGACGACCTCCGACGTTCTCGCGGGCCAGGGCGCGGCCGATGTCTATGGCTATGCGAACGCGGACGGCTCGGGCGATCTCGGCCTCTTTGCGCGCAACGCGGCAGGCTCGATCACGGGACAGTTTCGCGTGCTCGGCAATGGGCGTGTTCTCGTCGGCACCAGCACCGACAACGGCGCCGACAAGTTCCAGGTAAACGGCACGATCCGCGGGGTCGCCTCGACCGGTGCGCTGCGCGCATCGAACGGCAGCGGCACAGGGCAGACCGGCATTTTCGTGAAGCGCGAGGACGCGCCGGCCGATGAGAAGACGTGGGAAATCCTGCACGCGTCCTCGGGCAACTTCGTCATCCGCTCGATGAACGACGCCTACTCGGCATCGCAGAATGCGCTCGTGGTCACGCGTCCGACCGGCGGCGGCATCGGCATCACGACGATGCAACTGATGACTGGCGGCGGGCGTGTGCTGGTCGGCACCTCGACCGACGACGGCGCGACCTTGTTGCAAGTGGCGGGCACCGCCAAGGCAACCGGCAGCATCACGACCGGCGGCGCATTCAACGTCGATGGCGCGGCAGGCGCGGGTCGCTCGATGTATTTCAAGACGGCGGGCTCGAACCGCTGGGAGCTGACTACATCCTCGACGGCGGAAGGCGGCAGCAACGCTGGCTCGAACTTGCTGCTCAACCGCTACGACGACACCGGCACCTGGATCGACTCGCCGTTCTCCATCACGCGCTCGACGGGCGTGCTCGCGCTTTCGCAACGCCCGACCTTTGGCGGCTACACGCCGTGGGATAGCGGCAACGTCACGCCGTTCGACAAGGCACTCGGCGGCACCATCTCGGCCGCCACCTTTATCGACGCGACGCCGAGCGCGACGACGGCACAACTGAACGTGCGCGGCGCGTCGGGCGCGATCAGCCGGGAAGGGAAGATCCGACTTTCGGGCACCTTTGGCTCGGGCACCGATCTGGGCACACGTATGGTCGCCTCGCTGCGCGCGGGCTTCAACGGCGGGACGTGGGGCAAGGAATACCTCGACTTTTACCTGAACTCAGCATCGAACGATGCCGCGAGCGACGCAAACCAGGCCCTTGTCATGCGCCTGACGTATGGCGGTCGCGTGCTGATCGGCACGGCGACGGACGACGGCGCCAATAAGCTGCAGGTGACCGGCGGGGCAAACGTCGTGGGCACCGCGCTGCTCGGCGCGGGAACGATTCGTGCCGCGATTAGCTCGGACTCATCGAGCGCGCTTTTCTATTCGACCGGGAATGCATACGTCGGCTCGAACGGCACGGGCTACCTCGCGCTTGTCTCCGGCAACGTCGAAGGCGCGCGCCTGACAGCGGCCGGCCGCATGCTGATCGGCACGCAGACCGACGACAACACGAACACGCTGCAAGTGGCTGGCACCGGGTTGTTCAAGGATTTCGTGCTCGTCAACGGTGTCGCGTCCTCGTATAAGGGCATGAAGCTCACATCGGCTGGCGTCGCGCGATGGACGGTGGGCGCGAACCAGACGACCGAGACTGCCAACGCGGGCGCCGACTTCAGCATCGACCGCTATAACGACGCCGGAGTGTGGCAAAGCGCGCCGATCCAAATCACACGCTCGACCGGCTTGGTAGGGATCAATAACGGGCTGACTGTTTATTCCGGCAGCTCAACTTTCGCCGGCTCGGTGTTCGCATCGGGCGGCGTGATCGAGCTTGGCTCGATGAGCTCCACGATGACGCCGTTCATCGACTTCCACAGCTCGGGCACCGGCAGCGACTACGACGGGCGGATCATCGCGACCGGCGGTAGCTCGACGTCGGGCAATGCCTCTATGACGTATTACGGTGCGCTCCACTCGTTCAATGGCGGCGTCCAACTGAACAACATCGGGCAGACCACCTACAGCAGCGCCATCAAGCTCAATGCCAACGGCTACGCGCCGTTCATCCGTTCGAACAGCGTGTCGCAGAACCTGGAAGTCGTCAACAACGCCAACACGGCGTTGAACTTCTGGGTCAACGATACCGGGGCGATCGGTTCTCGCGCTGGCTTTACCGCCAACGGGCTGATCACTGCCAACGGCGGGCTTCAGAACTACGGCACGCTGTATGTGATGAATCAGGCCAGCATCCAGCTTCACACGACTAACTACTCGGCGTTTTTACGGGCCGATCCGAGCGGGCAAATCGGGTTCATCAACCAAGCCCAGAACAACTGGAACCTTCAGCTAACTGACGCGGGCGCCCTCACAGTGCGCGGGATCATCAATGCGAACGGCGCGCAGGCAATGACGTGGTCGGGGGCCTACCTCGGCGCGGGCGGTGCATCCGGGCCTGGACAGAGCGCAACGTGGAACTTCGGCATCAACTGCGGGCAGGCGGGCCTCGCCAATGCGTGGGTCGCGAACTCGGACCGCCGCCTGAAAACGGACATCGTGGATGTAGCGGAGGAAGAGGCGCTCGACTTCATCACGAAGCTCGCGCCGAAGCACTACGTGAAAGAGGGCCGCCCCGAGTATGGCTTCATCGCGCAGGACGTCCTGCGCGCCAAGGGTGAACACGGCAACCACGTCGTCGCCTTAGTCCCCCGTGAGGACATGTTTGAGGAAGACGAGGGTGACGGCCTCGTGTCGCCAGCAGGAGGCATGTATGCGATCGCGCATGACCAGTTCCACCCGTTCACCGTCAAGGTCCTGCACAACCTGCTGCGCCGCGTAGCAGAACTTGAAGCAAAGCTGGAGAGAAGATGATGTATGCAGTTTTATTCGACGTAACAGGCAAGACAGTCGGCTCAACGCAGTTGCCAAGCGCGATGCAGATGTCGCCGAACATGACTGAATGCACGGCCGACCAGGCGGCGAACTATGCCGCCTACCGAGTGGATACCTCGACGACACCGCCGAGCGTGGTGCCGCTCGACCCCGTGCTCGTCCTTAGCAACCTGAAGACCACTCTTGCAAGCGCGATCGATGCGCGCGTGGCAGACATCTACTCCACCTGGATGCGCTTCTCTCAGGAATACCTCTCGCGCGAGGACGCAGCACGCGCCTACAAGGCGGCCAATTACACGGGCGACGTCTCGGTCTGGATCTCGAGCTTCTCCAACGCAGCCGGCATGAGCACGCAGCAGGCGGCCGATCTGATCATCACCCAGGCCGACAACCTGCACGGGGCGCTCGCCGCGCTTGGCGCGCTGCGCATGCGCAAATACGAGGTGCTCTACGCATCGGATAGCGACGCGGCGACTGCCGCGCACGCAGCCATCACCGCCGCGATCAACACGGTTGCGGCAGCCATCCAGTGACAGGAGCAACGATGAAAGTAGCGTTTTTTAAAGGGCGGCACCCGGGCATCAAAGGCTGGCTGGGTGTCATGACGAAGTGGTGGACGGACGGCCCCTATAGCCATGCGGAGCTGGTGGTGGGCGAGACGCCCGACGGCAAGAGCATCTGCTGGAGCTCGACCTACCTCGACCGCGGCGTGCGCCAGGCCGAGCTCGAGCTGAACCCGGCCGACTGGGACGTGCGCGAGTTGCGTCTCACGTCCGCGGAGCAGGCCGCCGCGCTCGCCTGGTTCGAGCAGCATGCAGGCGAACCGTATGACGTGCTGGGCTTGCTCGGCTTCGTGTGGCGGCGGGAGGAGGGCGCAAAGAGCAAATGGTTCTGCTCGGAGGCGGTCGCGGCGGCTCTCGGCTGGCCGGAAGCCTGGCGCTTTGATCCGAACACGTTCGCTGCGATCCTCAAGCCGGTGCAAGTCGAGCCGCAGGGGGTTCCGGCATGACCTACGCGATCCTGACACTCGTCAACCTGCTCTTCACGGCGCTCGCGATGGTGCTCGCGCCGGTCGTCGCGATCTTCTGCAAGGACGACGGCTACCTGCCGAAGTGGCTGTCGTGGTTTCAGACTTTCGACGCGCCGCTCGACGCGGGCACGCGCGACGCCTACCCGGGGTTCGATCCAGGCAACTCCCGCTGGTGGAACCGCACGAAGTGGCTCTGGCGCAATCCCGCCTATGGCTTTGCTTACTGGCCGCTCGGGCAAGTGTTCGACCCCGCGCAATGGATCGTGACCAAGTTCGAAAGCGGTGCCGACTACACGAATTTCCATGCGCGAACGCGCGACGGCCGCCTCTGGTGCGTGAGCTACAACGGCGCATTCGGGCAATGGAAGCTCGGCTGGAAGGCGTGGAACTACTTCGACGGCATGGACGAGCACGGCAACGCCAAATGGAAGGGCGCGCCGTGGGGTCCGGAGTGGCGCGTGCCGATCTGCTTCACGCCGAACGTCGTCAAGGCCATCACGCGGCTTTTCTCTAAGGCGTAGATAAGTTACGAGTCACTTACTATAATGGTGGATAGGCGGTCATCCCGACGGCCCTCCCACTTCCCACATTCACAGGAGCCATACATGGCAATCAACAAGGACATCACCCAGGACGCTACCGGCGTCGTCGTCGGTTTTCACGTCGTCCAGAGCGTCACGCTCGACAAGGCCGGCCAAACGGCTACGGCCGCTGTGGTGAGCTACGTCTCCGCCGACGCAAAGGCTGCGGGCAAGCAGATGGTCGGCATGCCGACGCATATCACCGTCGCGGGCCTGCCGGGCGACAAGGAGAACGCCTTCAGCTTCGTCGAGAAGCAGCTGGTGGCCTCTGAACCGGCCGACGCCGACAAGACGAACCTCGTCTACGGGTTCGGCGGTGCGCGCTACATGTTCGCCGACGGCAAGGTGGTCGCGGACGTTTGAAATAAGTAATCGGTAACTGGACAGAGGCGGTGCAGAATTGTTAACATCGCCTCTTCACACCATTCCGCGAGAGAGCGACGGCATGAGTTTCGACCCGAAAGACCAGGAGAACCTGATGACCATCGCCCGAGAAGTTGCCAAGGCGACCGTTGATGAAATGGGCCAGCGCCTGGACGAACGCGACAAGAAGTTGCGCGAGAGCATCGTCGAGGACGTCCGAAAGGAGCTGAAGTCCTACTTTGGCGACCAGTCGGCCTCGCAGCACATGATCGAGCACTCGCGCATTGCCAAGTTCCTCACCTGGGTGGACGGGCTCGGCAACAGCTTCTGGAGCTCGGTCATCAGCAACGTCATCCGGTCGGCCATCGCCGGCGCATTCGCGGTTTTCGTCTACACCAAGTGGAAAGGCTAACCCCATGCGTTTTCTGAACTCTCTCAAGACCCTGCTGGACGATCGGCTCGTCATCATGGCGGTCCCAGCGTTGCTGGTCCTCATGACCGATCTGCCAGTGCTCTTCAGCTTGGGCTATGCAGTGGCGATCGTGGTCGCGATCGTCGCGGTGGCCCACTCTCTGCGCCTCTTGATCCTGCCGCACATCAAGATGGGCGAACTGGTCGGTTCGGCGCAGATGTCGCCAATGGCCTCCGCAATCATCTTTGCCACCGTGCTCAGCTTCATGGGCTTGATCGTGCATTCGATGGTTGCCTGGATTCAGGCCGCTGCCGGCCATGTTGCCTAAGCTCGCGTCCCTTTACGTGCCCGTGCTCGCAGCGCAGATTACCGCGCTGTGGCCCACGATGCCCGCCCCGTCAACGCTCGCCGCGCAGGTCGAGCAAGAGACATGCGTCTCGCTCACGTCAACCCGCTGCTGGAACCCCAAGACCGAGCTCAAGACGAGCCGCGAATACGGGTTCGGCCTCGGCCAGCTCACCATCGCCCCGAAGTTCAACAACTTCGAGGCAGCGAAGGGCTGGGACAAGTCGCTCAAGACCTGGAAGTGGGAAGACCGGTTCGACCCGACGATGCAGCTCCGCGCGCTCGTCGCCTACGACCGCAACCTCTTTAACTCGATCAAGTTCGGCGCGACGCCCGACGACCGCCTGCAGTTCACCTTCTCGGCCTACAACGGCGGGCTCGGCGGCGTCATCAACGACCGGCACGTCTGCATGGCGACCAAGGGCTGCAACCCCGAAAAGTGGTTCGGCAACGTCGAGAAGACGAGCCTGAAGGTGAAGACCGCCGTCAAAGGCTACGGCCAGAGCTTCTTCGAAATCAACCGCGGCTACGTGCGCTCGATCTGGTTCGATCGGCGCCAGCGCTACACCTTCATGGAAGCGAAATGAGAAACGCCGCACTGATTCTCCTCGCCGCGCTCGCGGTGTTCCTCGCCGGCGTCATGGCCGGCATGTCGCATTCAAGCACCTCGGCGCTCAAGCAGGAAGTGAAGGCCGAGCACGTCACCGCTCAGCAGAACGCGACGAACGTCGCCAAGGCCCAGGACGCGAGCGTGAAGGTCGAGGCGAAGACCGCGGCCACGGCGGCCGCCGTTGACACCAACAAGGTCCAGATCAAGAAGCGCGTCACCGCGCAGATTCAGCGGCAGGCCGCTGTCACCTCTACGGAGAACCACCCCGATGCTGCAAGTCCTGAAACGAGCACTGCTGGCAACAGCTGCGGCTTTAGTCTCGACGTTGGCACTGTGCGCATGCTCAACGCCAGTCGTCAAGGAACCGCTTTTGATCCCGCCCGCGGCGGCAATGAAGCGAGCGACGCCGCTCCAGCCCTTTGCTTTACCGACTTCATCGACGCCGACCAGGACCTGACGAAGCTCTACCTCGATTTGTCCGAGCGCCACAACGCGCTCGTTGATTCGGTGGAGCAGTTCCAGTCCGAGCAACGCTCCCGGCTCGGCATCAAGGAACAGAAAGACTGAGCACCGGCCCGGCACACGTCGGGCCTTTTTACTTCCGAGGAGCACTACTGATGGCAAAGCAACCCCGACGCGCCGAACAACAACCGCGCAATTCTAAGCGCCGCACCGAGACGATGCTGAACGAGCTCGAGATGGAGCAGAAGGTGCCGTTTCGCGCGCCGCCGCCCTTGGCGCCAAAGACCGACTCGCAACGCCGCTACATGAACGCCATCAAGCACTTCCGGCTCGTCTTCGGCACGGGGCCGGCCGGCACAGGCAAGACCTACATTGCGGGCGCCATCGCCGCACAGCGCCTCGCCGACAAGGAGATCGAGAAGATCGTGATCACCCGGCCGGCGGTTGACGCGGGCGAGAGCCTGGGTTTTCTGCCGGGAGAGCTCGAGGAGAAGTATGGCGTCTACATTCAGCCGTTTCGCGACGTGCTCGATGAGCGGCTCGGCAAGAGCTTCGTGGACTACCTGCTGCGCACCGGCCGCATCGAGGCTGCACCGCTCGCATTCATGCGCGGCCGCACCTTCAAGAATGCGCTGATCGTGCTCGACGAGGCGCAGAACACGACGCCCACGCAGATGAAGCTGTTCCTCACCCGCATCGGCGAGAACTGCACCGTGGTGGTCAACGGCGATTTGAAGCAGAAGGACATTTCCGGCCCGAGCGGCCTCGAGGATGCCCTGAAGCGCCTCTCGTTCATTCCGAGCGTCAAGGTGGTGGAGTTCGGCCGCAAGGATGTCGTCCGCAGCGGCCTGGTTCAAGAAGTGGTGGAGGCGTATGAACAAAACGAGGCACTCGCCTATACCTAAAAGGCACGACACAGCGCAGCTTCGGCATCTAAGGCATCGTTGATCGCTTTGCAGGGCAGCGCGTCAAGCATCAAGACGCGCCGGTTCGCCGGGCGCGACCGTGCCGAGCGGCTGAGTATTAAAGGTATTGACACCAGTGTCGTTATCTATCGTTACGGCCTTGTAGCCTCCAAACAACGAATTAGAGAAATGTGATGTCACTGATACCTTGTCCCGAATGCGAAGCTGAAGTCAGCACCAATGCCGCCGCGTGTCCCAAATGCGGGAATCCTTTGGCGTTCAAAACGGCAGAGCCGCTGAAGAAAATGCCCAGTCGGCTATTTGAGGTGGTCCGTGGAGCGGTAATAATCCTCCTTGCGTTCATCGCAATTCATTTTTACGTGGAATACGCAGGCAAGCAAACGACTACGAGCGTCGAACGCGAGCCCGCCGCGCGACCTGCCGTAACAGTCACCGCGGTCAGACTGCTGCACGACTACCAGGAGAATGAAGTAGCGGCTGACGACTACTACAAAGGGCGCGGCGTGTCCGTGGACGGAATAGTCCAAGGCATTAAGAAGGATTTTAGGGACAACACGTTCATTCAACTTCGCACCGCAGAACGGTTCTCACCAGTTCACGCCTACATTAAAGCGAGCCAAGGGAAGGTCGCGGCAGACCTTGAACGAGGAGATAAGGTTCACGTCGACTGCACTGGAGCTGGAATGATTGTTGGCTCGCCGATCCTGAACAACTGCGACGTATCGCGCTAAACCACTTCAGGCACCGAACCCTCCCCGGGCCGCGTGATCTTGTAGGAAGGAGGGGAGTGGAACACTTGGGGCTCGGAAGCGCGTCCCTCTATATCTATCCCATTTTCAATTCTTTCTATACTGATAAGTAGAAGCTTATTTTAATTTAGGGAACCGCGAGGAAGCCCCAAGTGATCCACCACACCACGTTTTACGGCAAAGAACTGACGGTCGCGGACTGCGAAATCCTCGCGCTGACCCGCGTCGATCCCTCGCTGCGGGCGGCCGAGAGCCTGCTTTTCGGCCGCAAGTGGTTCGACTACCGCGTCTTCCACCCCGTGCAAGCCACCTATCTCTTCGCCCACGAATACGCGGAAAGCACCAAGCGCGCATACGCCCGCCAAAAAGACATTCGCACAGTCGCGGGCGTGCAGGGGTTCGATGTCGAAAAGCTTTTCGAGAACCGCGAACTCTCCGCGATGTGGCGGGCACGTCAATCCTTTGATGCGATCGGCTGCCGCTACGACTTCGCCATCGACTTCATCATGAGGCGATTCTGTGAGCGCGGCTGGAGAGTGTGCCCCCGGCCCAACCAGCTCTACGCGGAGGAGGTCGTGCTCGACGTGCGCGACGCCTGGCAGCGCGAGTGCAAGGCAAAGATGCAGATCGCCAAGCAAGAGCGGTTCGATGCGCGCCGCTACACCGGCCACCCCGACCAGAAAGCCTACCAGGCGTGGCAAGTCGATCAGGTCAAAACCCGCGGCGGCAACCGAGCCATGCTGCTCGGACGACTGCTGCAGGAGAACGTGCTCGCCGAAGCGGTAGTGAGCGCGGCATTCGGCGAGGCGACCCTCTTACAAGCACGCAAGTTCGTTGTCTCATCCAATAAGTAATTCGTTACTATACTGGTGAGCAGACGACCTAACGTCTCATTCAATTCAACCCGGAGTTTCACATGAGCCTTACCCCCGAACAAGCCCGCGCCGAACAAGTCGCATATGGCCGCTCGACGCTGCGCGCCAACCCCGACTACCCGCGTCGCATTCAGCAACCCGCACGCGAAGGTTACGGCTCGCGCCCGCCGCTCGCACGCAAGCCGAACACCGGTGGTCACGACGTGATCCTGAAGGCGATGCAAGAGGGCGGCCAGAAGGCGACGATTATCACGCAGGGCGACGGCGTTGCGTTCGAAGGCGTCATCACGGGTCGCGACAAATACACGATCACGCTCAAGACGGCGCACCCGGACAAAGAGCGTGCGGCTGCGGGCGAGACGGTTCGCCGTGTGTTCTACAAAAGCGCCATCGAGCAGTTCTGGGGCGAAGAGGTCCGTCGCAACATTCACGACACCGAGCGCGACGAAGAAGGCTTCCGGTCGCTCGCTGAAATGACCAAGGCGGTGAACTGATGACCGCAGCCGCTCCCGCACTCACCGTGGTGCCGGCGGCGAGGGCGGTCGAGGAACCTCCCAAGTTCAACTTTGACGCGGAGTTCCAGGCACGCATCGCCGCGCTGACGCTGCGCGACACGACCTTCAACGGAATGGTCGACGGGCTTATCCGTCCCGAATATTTCGAGTCGGAGATCGAAGCCTACCTCGTGGGCACGACGCTGCGTTACTTCGGCAAATACAAGAAGGCGCCCTCGGGCTTGCCGATCTACGCCTCGCTCATTCGCGAGGACATTGATTCGAAGGTGCTGCCGAAGAACCTCGCGGCTGCCGCCATCGGCCGGCTGAAGGAGCTTTTCACCGAAGACATCTCGGATCGCAACTACGTTGTCGATCAGATCGCTACCTTCGCCCGCCACCAGGCGGTGCAAGAAGCGATGTTCAAGGCGATCCCGATGCTCGACAAGGGCAACTTCGATGCGATCTCCACGCTCATGCGTGGCGCGCTCGACGTGGGCGCGACGACCGGCGACGACGAGTATGACTACGGCGCCGAGATCGACAGTCGCACGGCCACGCGCTTGCAGCGCGCCGCGGGCACCGCGCCGCCGAGCGGGATCACGACCGGTTACAAGGTGATCGACGAGCTCCTGTATCACAAAGGCTGGGGGCGCAAGGAGCTGCAGGTGATTCTCGGCGGCCCGAAAGCGGGCAAGACGACGAGCCTGATCGACTTCGGCCTGAACGCATGGGCCGCTGGCTACAACGTGCTGTATGCGTCGTGCGAAGTGGGCAAGGACGTCATCAGCGCCCGGATGGACGCGAACGTCTCGCAGACGCTCTTCAAGGAGCTCGACCACCACACGCACGAAGTCCGGCAGAAGGTGTCGGACTACGTGAGCAAGTGCCTGCGATCGGACGGCACGAAGTCGGCATTCAAGGTCCACGAATACCCGACGGGCGGGCTGAAGCCTTCGGAGCTGCGGCGTCTCCTCGAGCGCTACAAGGCGAAGGGCGTCAAGTTCGATCTGGTGATCGTCGACTACGCCGACATCATGTGCCCGGAGCGGCACACCGACAGCGCCATCGAGAACAGCAAGTCGATTTACGTGGACCTGCGCGGTATCGCCATTCACGAAGACTGTGCGGTGCTGACGGCAACACAAGCGAACCGGGTAGGGGCGAGCGCGAACGTCATCAAGATGGATCACGTCGCGGACGACTTCAACAAGGTCCGTATTGCTGACCTCATGATTTCGATTAACCGCACCGACGAAGAGCGCGCAGCGGGCCGGGCCCGGTTGTTCTTCGCGGCGTCTCGCAATCAGGAGGGTGAATTCACCATCGAGATTGAGCAGGCGCTTGACCGCATGAAATTCATCACCCGAGTCCTCGGGTTCGTTTAAGGAGCACGTTGTGAAAGAGCGTTCGTTGATCCTGATTTACCGCGACTGGACAGCCCTCAAGGCGTTTCGTGATACGCACCGCCTTTACGGCGCAATCCCTGCACGCGCCGATCGCCTGCAGACCGACCTGATGGGTCGCATGGCGTTCGACTTCATGCTGGTGGACACCGAGCTCGCGCCGCACTGGGAGGACGAGCTCAATCGCCGTCAGTGCGTGCATGTGGTGCCGGTCGTGCGGCTGCGCTACCGCATCGTCGAGGCAATCGCCAACACCGTCGAGCGCGTGCTGCACCGCATTATCGCGGCCTTCTGCGTCGATCGCTGCCGGCGCGTGCGGGTGGTGCGGTGAACGACGATCTCGGCGAGCTCCTCGAGCGCGTCGACATGGCTGCCTATCTCGACCGCGAGGGCATCTCCTACCGGGAGACGCACGGACGGTCGGGCCAGCAGTTGAACATTCGCGAGTGCCCGCTGTGCGGCAACAGCGATTGGAAGGTCTACGTCAATGCTGAGTCGGGCGTGGGCAACTGCTTTGCAGGCTCCCACCCGGCTGAAGAGCGCTTCTTCACGAAATACAAGTTCATCCGTGCCCACCTCGGCTCGCCGATGGGCGGTAAGGTGGTCGATCACATTCGCGTGTTCGCGCGTGAAATGGGCTGGCGGCCCGCGCGACGCGTCTCAGCCAAGGTCGAGAACGCACCGGGCGCGTGGGAGTTGCCCAAGCACGTCACGCTGCCGCACAACGGGCAGAACATGCCGTATCTGGAGAACCGCGGGATCGACTCGGAGCTCGCCGCCTATTTTCACCTCGGCTACTGCGCGAACGGGGCGAGCTTCCGATACCTGTCTGAGCGTGGCTGGGCCTCGCAGGACTGGTCCCGTCGCATTCTGATCCCGGTCTATGACCTCGACGGCAAGATCGCGACCTTCCAGGGGCGTGACGTGACGGGCCGGGCAGAAAAGAAATACCTGTTCCCGCCGGGCATCGACGGCTCGGGCGTGCACCTGTTCAACGGGCTGAACGTCCGCGACACGAGACGTATCGTGGTGGGTGAGGGCGCATTCGACGTGGCGGCGACCAAGATCGCGCTCGACGGCGACGCCGAGCTGCGCGACGTGGTGCCGGTGGGCACCTTCGGCAAGCACCTCTCCTCGGGCAGCGAGAACAGCCAGCTCGCAAAGTTCCAGACGTTGAAAGAGCGCGGCGTCGAAGAGGTAACGCTCATGTGGGACGGCGAGGTCCAGGCCACCGACGACGCGATTGTGGCGGGCCTGCTGCTCAAGTCAGTCGGCTTGCGCGTGCGCGTGGCGATGCTGCCGGCAGGGTGCGATCCGAACGAGGTGTCGGCCGACGTAGTGCGCCAGGCGTTCTACCAGGCGAGGCTGCTCGACCGCCGCTCGGCGCTGGAAATCATGACGCTTCGTCGCAAAATGAATGGATAAGTTACGCGTTACTATACTGTTACATAACGATAAATCAGGGAGGGCGAAATGCCAGGTTGTCAGATTCGCCGCAGGTTTTCGCACCACAAGCTCGGCACGAAGGCTTATCAGGTATGGGAAGTCCAGCACAACAACGCCGTGGTCGTGGTCTTCCAATACGGCTCTTTCACGATGGGTCGCGACGCGGTGACGATGGGCGGCACGATCGACGTGAACGAAGCGATGCACCCGATGAACGCCGACATGTTCGCGACGAAGAAGGTCACCGAGAAGAAGCGGCGCGGCTATGAGGAGTGGGTCGTCGAGACGTGCCCGTGCAGCGGCTACAACGACTTCCGCGAGATCCTCCAGACGGCATTCGGCAGCGGAAAGGCCAGCACGATCGTCGCGAAACTGGATCAGTTCAACCTCGCTGTCGGGTCCAACCCCGCGCCAACGGTCGATCCCGAAAATGATGACAAGGGCAAAGCGAAAGCGCCCGCAATCGAAATCGAACAATCCTCGCCCGAATGGGGCAGCTGGTAGGAGAGAGAGTGATGACCACCGAAACCGCCGTCGAAGCAAAACCGATTCTGCCGCCGTCCGTGTCTGCGGACGCGAAGCGCAACGCCTTCTACACGAAGTGCCCGGAGCAGCAATCGACCAAGCCCTACGCGATGTGCCAATACATCGCGGCCAATCAGGGCGACGACTCGATCAAGACGCTCTACGGCGATTGTCTGAGCGCGATTCACCGCGGCCGCTGCGTCGCGGTCGGTATGCGCGAGGAAGAGGAGCTCAAGGGCCAGGCAATTTACTTCGTCGAGCGCGTCAAAGGCGAGGCGCTGGTCGCCGCGCAGACGACGTGGGCCGCAAGCGCGCCGAAGCGCGGGTATCAGCGCAACAAGTATTCAGAGGGCGCGAGCTTGCAGCCCGCGCCGCGCGTCGCTATCCCGCGCCCGAGCACGCCTGCGCCCGCACCGAAGAAACCCGCGTTCGAGTTCGACGGCAACATCTACGCCGCCGCGCTAAACGCCGCAGTGAAGAAGGAGCGCAACGCAACTAACGATCAGGCTACGCCTGCAAAGGTGACGCCCGCCGCTGCCGCGCCGGTCGCACCGACCCCGGCTCCCCAGCCGGAAGCCGCACCCGCACCCATCAACATGACCAGGCGCGCGGGCGAGTCGCCTCTCGAAATGGCTCGCCGCCTTCGCGCACAACAAGGGAGTAAGTAACACATGACTTCGATGACATCCTGCCAGGCATTCAAGGCGATCGAGAAAATCGCCGCGACGTCCCGCAAGAAAGACAAGGAGGCGATGGTCAAGCAGTTCCTCGCCTTCGACACGTTCAAGCGCGCGATCATCGCCGCGCTCGACCCGCTCGTGACCTACGGCATGCAGCAGGTGCCGGATCGCATCGACGGCGCAGCACCGGGCGCCAACACGTTCGAGAACGCGCCGATCTGGGAGACGCTCGACAAGCTGGCAAAGCGCACGCTCACCGGCAACGAAGCGCGCGACGAGGTGCAGCGCCTGATGACCTTCCTCACGCCCGAGTCGGCCGAGCTCTTCAAGCGCATCATCCGCAAGGACTTGCGTGCGGGCTTTTCCGAATCGACCGTCAATAAGGCATGGAAGGGCCTCATCCGCGAGTTCCCCTACATGCGCTGCGCGCTGCTCAAGGATGCGAAGCTCGACACCTGGACGTGGGCCGAGGGCGTCATCTCGCAGGAGAAGGCCGACGGCATGTTCATGAATATCGACCACGAGGAGGGCGGTGTGGTCCGCATGACTAGCCGGCAGGGCACGCCATTCGATGTCGATGCGTTCGGCGAGTTTGCGGATCGCGTGCGTGCGCTGCTCACGCCGGGCACGCAGACGCATGGCGAGATGGTCGTGTTCGTCAATGGCAAGCTCGCTGCGCGTGAAATCGGCAACGGCATTCTGAACCGCGTAGCCGCGGGCGGCGCGTTCGGCCCGGACGAATCCCCGCTGTTCTACGCATGGGATCAAATCCCGCTGGCTGCGGTCGCGCCGAAGGGCAAATACGAAGTCGGTTATCGCGATCGGCTGGTCGCGATGGCGGCGGGCCTGAAGAAAGGTGTGCCCACGCTCCAGCTCGGTCAGGCGATGATGATTCAGGTGATCCCGACGAAGCTGGTCAAATCGCTGGAAGAGGCGATGGTTCACTACCGCGAGCTGCTGGCGAAGGGCAAGGAAGGCACCATCATCAAGAACGGGGCCGCGATCTGGCGCGACGGCACGAGCAAGGAGCAGATCAAGCTCAAGCTCGAAGTGGACGTCGATCTGGTCATCACGGGCATCGCACCGGGACGCGTGGGGACGAAAAACGAAGGCCGCGCCGGCGCGTTCAACTGCTCGAGCTCGGACGGCCAGCTGCGCGTCGATGTGACGGTCAAGAACGAGGATCTCCGGACCGCGGTTGACGCGAACGGCGATGACTTCATCGGTCGCATCATCGCAGTGCGGGCGAACGCGGTGATGAAGCCGAGCGAGAGCAGCGAGTTTCATTCGCTCTTCCTGCCGCGCATGGTCGAGGCGAGCTACCGGACGGACAAGAGCGAAGCCGACAGCCTCGAGTCGATCCTCGCACAGTTCGACGCCGCGGTCGGCGCGTCGCCGGCGAAGGTTGCGGAGGCCGCCTGAGATGGAACAGCTGACTCTCCCTGCGATCCTCGCAGCGTCGCCGGCGCCCTGGACCTCGCAGGTGAACTTCGACGGCATCGGCGGCTGCCGCATGATTGATGCGAAGGGTGCCGAAGTGCCGCTGCTGTCTATAATCGCGTTCGCGGGCATTCTCACCGCGACCATCGCCATGCAGAAGGCTTCACAACAGCCCGCGCAGGCACAACAGCCCGCATAACACAGCGCGTTGCACCACAGAAAGCCCGGCCAAGAGCCGGGCTTTCGCCGTTGCGGAACGTCGAAGCGGGGCCGTATCATGTGCGCAATTCAGGAGAAAGGGCACATGACCTACAAGACCTTCACGCTCGGCGACCTACGCACGCTGCTCGCGCCGCTACCGACCACCCGCAAGCAAGCAGTTCTCTACACGCTCGACACGCGCGGCACGCTCGACTACACGACCGTCCTCGGCTGGAAGGAGGCGCTGCGCACGCCCGCGAGCGAGTTCGCGAAGGACATCATTCGCGCACAGCCGCGCCACCTGCGCCTGGACTACGTGTTCTGGGAGTATCACGAGACGGGCCAGGCCGCGCCGCTTTTCGGGCTCGAGGATAGCCTGCGGGAAGTGACGATGGGACGGAGCTTTGGCGAGCTGCAGGAGCTCTACGACCGAATGATCTGGATCGACAGCAGGGTGGAAGCGGAGCACTTCGTGCACACGCTGCTCAAGGAGCTGAATTAGAGATTGCGCCGGCGTGCGTGCAGGACGTTCAAGATGTCGATCCGCTTTAGCATGATGCGGTAGACGACGATGTAGTTCGGCAGAACGACCATCTCTCGCGTGTTCGGCCTGCGGCCCTCGCGATAGACATAGGGGTGATCGGGAAGTGTGGCGGCCGCAGCAAGGATCGTCTCTTGCACGAAATCTGCGGCGTCGATGCTGTCTTTGCTTATGTGTTCGTGGATTTCGTCGAGTCGGCGTTCAGCACGCGGGGTCCAGTTAACCACCACGCGCTTTTCTCCGCTCTGCGGCACGCGCGCGCAGGTTCGCGACAACCTGATCGTGCGGGATCAACTCGCCGCGATCAGCTTCAGCCAGGCCCGCTTCGACCTCTTCACGGAACCACTTGTCGTAGGCTTCAGCCTCTTCCTTCGTGTCATGCCCGCTGACGGCGGGTTCGGTCCAGATATTTCCCATGAGTCACCTCATTCAGATGCCTTCATGATAGCGCGTGCAGCTTGGCACGTCACCGCGTCGTCTGCGGCGTGAACCCCTACCTGGTCGTGTTTGTTGATCATCGTTCTTCCTATGTCGTATTGATCAGGAGAAACGTGCTCGCGCTTGACGAAGCCACGATAGAATAAAGCGCACCCACCGTCGCGGCCACGTGAGCCGTATGTTCAGCAAAGGCAGATGACATGAGCGTTGAGGAAGCAAAAAAGAGAGCGCTGGCAATCGTTCGGGAAAAGGGGCTGGACGTCGCCCTGATAACCGCGTTCCTTGAGACGCGGCATTACGCATCGTGGAGCAAACGGGACGATTTCGCCAAATACAATATTGGCCTGTCGAACATATCTGGCGGACCGATGCCCGTGACGGTCGGATTCGCGAGCGGGAACGGCAACTCTGTGACAGCACAGCTGGACGGCATCGTGTTCACGCTGCGGGGCGTGTGGTATCTGCCTATGTCGTTTGATAGCAGTATCGCGACCGACATCTATGAAGGCGTCGAACTGTTGCTCGGTAACGATGTCGTGCTTGCTGGGGTGTATCAGGCGCGTGACCACGACGCGTGCATCCCGGCTCAATTTTCGCTGGTCAGCGTTGAGGGTTACCACTCAAGTCCGACGGCGGAACAGCTGCTCACGAAAATTTCAGATTTGATCAAGGCACACAAAGCGAAGCAAGCGGCCGAGCGCCAGGCCGCGGAAACGGAAAAGTATCGTGGCAAGTTCTCCTTTGACTAGGAGTTCCTCTGCGGTTTTCTTTTCACGCCTGCACAGGCTAGTTGACATAATACAAATTATCACCGTTTTGGGGCCAGATCATTTTTTGTCGTCCATGAGCTGGACAAGGCCGGGGAAGCATTAGCGTTATTTTTGCTTGTCCGGTTTCAGTTTTATGCCTTGCAGTATGCACATAGCCTCCCTAAGGTCGTCACCTTCTCGTTTCGGCCGCGCTGCTCGCGCTGCTCGCGCTTCTGGGGTGCACACATCCGCCGAGGTCAGCTTTGTCGCTGAGGCGGGAGCGGGTGCGCTTGCTGGTGCGATTGGGGGTGCGCTTGCAGTTGCGGGTGCGGTTGCAGTTGTGGGTGCGGGTGCGGGTGCGGGTGGAGAACCTACAGCCTTGGGTGGTGGACCGGGAGACGGCTCAGCCGGCAGCAACCTATCTAACATCGCCATATACAACTCGGCCTTCTTATCCTTGTCGATGTTGTCTCTCGACATCATCTGGCAAAAGAGATAGAGCAGTCGATACTTTACATTCGCCTGCTCCGATGTCGGCACGTCGGCGAGATTTTGCGTCACCTGACTCATGTTCCTCTCAACGTTCCCGCCGATGTCTACAATCTTGTATAACGTTTTTGCTCCGGCGCGAGCCTTTTCCTCGGACCTCTGTGTGAGTTGGATGCGCGGGTCGAGTGGAGAGCAATCGTAGACGGGATCGTCGGCCAGCGCTTCGGTAGGACAAGCGACGGCGAAAACCGAAAACGCCGCAGCCGCGATGGAACGTTCCGTGTTCTTCAAATGACGCATGATGTTTGCCCCTGCTAACTGGCATTGCCTGTCGGCAAAAAAAGACTTTACGCCACCCGGCACCACCATGATTGAGCGTAGGCAGTTCCGTCCACAAACTCAATGCCAGTCAGCACAAACCCGAGCGGACCCATCCATGACAGCGCTGCGTCGTGCAGCGGCGGGAGCGGCTGCGGATCAGCTGCGCCGCCGGTCTGAAAGCGCGCGATGTTGGTGTAGCGGTTCAGCGCCGAGGACTTTTCCTGGCCGACCACCATGTCGCCCCGAACACCGGGCGCTCGCTGGACGTCGGCGTGATCTTGCGCCTTGCCGCGCACGCGCATGGGTGTAGCTTGAATCAGCATAATTACCAGATGCGTTGAATTGCTGTGACCAGCGTGGCCGCCGCGAAAATAAACGCGTAAAAAGCAATCATGGCTTTGACGATGCCAAGTAAGTGCCGGGTCGCGCGGCCCGTTCGTCGTGCCAAAATTTCGACGCCAGGGTCGACGGCCTTCTCCTCGGTTGTCTTCTGCTCAATTTTTGCGAGAGTTCCGTCAATGAGAGTCTGCTGCGGCTCGCTGACCTCCCGTCTTAACTCTTTCAGCTCGGCTACCAACTCGTTCATGTCCTTCTGAATTCTCGCTGCTTTCTCGTCTCGGAGCTTCTCAATCTCCAGCAGCCCTTTTTTGATCGTTATTGCACTAGAGAGGATTGTCGCAATTCCGACCAATGGGACGACGATTGCCGCTAGCACTTTAAGGACGTCGATCAAGCTATCGGGCATGGTAACAACTCAAAAATTCGATTCCAGCCATGCCCTCGCCCACGCGATCCCGCGCTCGAAGGCCGCGGCCTCGGTGTCGAAGTAGCCGATGTCGGTGAAGTGGAAAATGTGCCCCATGTCGTCCTCGCCCAACGAGCCTCGCTCGACCTCGACCCACGCGTGCCAGTGATGGCCCTTCTTTTGGGGAACCGAGTGGATCGTCCACTCGTGATGCTCGACCTTCATTGAAAACTCTCCACAGGCTTACCCACCGTTTCTGTGGATAAGTCGATACGTTCGGGCCTGACAGTTAGTTGCATCAAAGCGGCAGCGTGCCTTGGGGATTGCGCCGGAATTCGAACCGAATGTCCGTCACCTTGCGCCCCTCCTTAATCGGCGACCACGTAATGTCCCATCCGTCTTTCTCCTGCAACTCCTTCACGGCGACCTCGATGATCTGCTTGCGAGCGTCCTTGAAGTTCTGCAGATGGCTCGGCTTCGCGTCCATCGCGTGCAGGAAGTCCTTGATGGGCATCTGACGCCAGCCGGTGTCTTTGAACTGCATGAGGAGCTCGAGCAGCCGCCACGAGTAGATCGAGCGAAGCTCCGACGCCTGGCGCAAGAGATAGGTCGTGTGGTTGCCTCGCAGCACCATCAGATACGGCGTCGCTTCCGGCGAGAAGCGCAGCTCCACCCACCCTGCCCTGTCCACGTAAGTCGCCCCGCTCACCCACCGATCCTTGTGGGCCGCGATCGCACCGCGCTGCACCGGCTCGGTCCAGGTGATCCATCGCTCCGCGAGCCCCTCGACGCCGGACTTCAGTTGCTCGTAGGCGGTCGTGGGATCGAGATTGAATGTCTCGGCGTATTCCTTCGCTGTCAGTCGCACCTTGTAGCGGTTGTGACTGTCAAGGCGCACACTGTCGATCTTCGCGGCGCACGACTTGACGATGCGCTGCTCGGCAAGCGTCTTGAGCCCATGCGAGGCGACCAGGAGGTCGTTGTGCATGGAGACGTGTCGATCAACGAGACTCAGCCCAGGAGTGGCGTGCTTGAGCTTCATTGGGAGGAATTCCGGTTTCGCGGGAGCGGCTTATTGGGAGTGATCGGATTTTGCACCCCCTTTTCTCCTTTGTCACTGGGAGGATTTCCGATTCAATGGGAGGAAAACCGGGTTACTGGGAGGATTTCCGGGTCCGGGAGCCTGTGCATAACCCTACTTCGACCGGCTTTTCTCCCAATGCGTGACCGGTCGCCCTCCTACTTTGACCGGTCGCCCACCCATTTAACCCGGAATCTCTCCCATTACCTGCCTGCAAACCCATGCTGGGTAAGGCTTTGAGCCGTATACAAACGTTTAAGAACGTATACAAACCACGCGCGAGTAGGCTGTGAACAACTTCTCGCATCTCTTTGATTACCCGGGATTCCTCCCAATCCAAATATCCCGGGAATCCTCCCAATTCGCGTAACCCGGAAATTCTCCCAATAGGACAAGTCCTAAAAGGCAGTCTGCAAAGGGGTGGTCAGTCCATGCCCAGGCGCTTCTTCTCGCGCGCGACTTCCTTGGCTACCGCCTCGGCGATGAAGTCGTTCTTGGTCTTGCCGAGCGCGAAGCAGAGCAGGTTCAAATCCTCCTTCAGCGCTGGCGGGATGCGAACCGGCTGCTGCACCGGCGTCTCCTTCTTCGGCAGCGCCGCGCGGATGGCCTGCAGATCCACACCTTTACCCACGCGAACCGGCGCCCTCCTCTCTGCAACGACCACCGGCTCAGGTGCTTGGTCCTCTATCTCCCCCGCCTGAGCTGCGGGCGCCGGCTCATCAATGGCCGCCGTCTCTGCATTCAGGCTGTCGAGCCACGCTTTGCTTTTCGGTGCGCTCATCGGGTCTTTGCTCATGAAAACACTCCAAGGTAAAGGTCTTTCATTTCGTTGGCAGCGGCACTATCCCAATCCCGGCCCGAGAGCTCGGACACCGCCCTCCCCTGCGCATTGGCGAACTTGTAGGTTTCACGCGTCGCGACCAGCTTCGTCAGGACCGGCAGCTTGTCCTCGAACGGCTCCAACTGTTTGATCATCGACTTGGTGAAGCGCTTGCGCGGATCGGCCTGATTGAGCACCACGCGAATGTCGATCTGGCGTTTGTAGCTGCCGACCAGTGCGTGTAGATCGGGCACCGTGTCGAGGTCCATCTGCGACGGGATCAGCGGCGCGAGCACCTTCTCAGCGACGGCCAGGCCGTAGCGGAAGCCGTCCGAGTCCTTGCCGCCGACGTCGATGAAAACGTCCTGATACTGATCGGTGAGACGATCGAGCACCTCGGCGAATTCCTGCTTCGTGATCGGCTTGCGCGGTTCCCACCGCTCGACATGGACCTGCGGAAGAGCCGGGTCGTTAGCGCGGCGTGCCGCCCACTTCGCGGTGCTGTTTTGTCCGTCGAGGTCGAATACGGCAACCGTGCGCTTGAGCGATGCCCGGATCGCTGCCAAATTCTGGGTGAAGGTAGATTTGCCCACGCCTCCCTTCTCTGTTCCCACCATAATTACGGCCATAGAAGCCTCGATTGAATGTGTGAATTGTGCGTAGAGTAAAGGCTTGCGCCCCACACTTCAAGTAGATTATGAGCATTTGGAACTACGTCGGAGCAATGCAAGCCACTATTCAACCGAGGTATCAAGGTATGTTGGTATCAAGATACCAACCGAGGTATCAAAATACCGCCGGACGGAGAAACGCCGTTGTAGCCGAAGCAAGGTAGATCGGTCTGAGGCGAGGCAACGCGCAACTAAGTTTGTTTGGTCAGTAGGTCGGTCTGCCGAGAGCGAGCGTGAGACGATTCTCTCTATTGTGCGAGCGCGCACACAAGCCCCAACGCTACAGAGAGATCAATCGATGGCCCTAAGAAGCTGGCAAGGTGAGAGTAAAGCTTGATCGGCAGAACGCGATCAAAGAAGGGACCAGCCAAACAAAAAACCCACGTCTGAGCGTGGGTTCATATCCAACAAGTATGCGCCAATGGGTGCTCCCTTATTTGTCTGTTCGCTTGTTGTAATCCTTCAGAACATGGCGAATTGCTCCATTGAACTCAGGATCGTCAAAGTCCACGTCAGCACCTTTGAGCTCTTCCGAGACTATCCGCTGGAAGTCTTTCTGCGATTTCGTCACGAACTTGTCGCCGAGCACCTCGTCGATGACCTTCCATGCATCCGGCATGTATTCGTTCATCACGAGCTTCAGTAAGTGCGCCGGATCGACTCCCAACACGATCGCCATTGCTCGGACCTTGTTGATCGGCAGCTTGGTCTTGCCTTGCTTGAACAGCGTGATGACGTTGCGGTTCGGATATTCGAGCGCATCGCATATCTCAGCCTGCGTCTTGCCGCTCAAGTCGATCGCGCGAGTGATGTATTCCGCCACCGAGAGTGGCTGCTGTTTCTTCGTGGTCATGTTTCCCCCAGATTGTTAGTAATTAGTGACATACAGATTGTGAGAACAAATTGGTAACCGCTAACTTTCCCTCATGTGTTTGATTATAGAACGCAAAATTGGTTGCCGAGAAAAAAACACTGCCGATGCTGATGGCGATGCTGTTTGCTGAAGTTGCATCGTGTTCGGTCGCGCACACTACAATATAAGTTAGACGTTACATAACAAGTGACGTAATTCTAACCCTACCGAGGAGTTGCCTGATGTTGCAGAATTTCACCATCGTGTCCCTGAGCCAAGACCAGGCGATCGTTCTGTTGGCCGAGACGATCGAGGCCGGGAGCACGTTGGATGGGGGTTCGGT